AGAACAGCGCCTGCTTGAGGGATATCGTCAAAAGTTACAAATCCTGTAAGTTCTTCAACAGTTGCATCAGCAGAAGTATCTACGTTATCTACATAGACCAAAAGAGCCTCTCCATCAATAGGAGAATATGGAATTAAGTAACGGTCAGTAACACCGTCTGCTATTACTTGGTAGACAAAAGATTTACCTGTGTCGCCAATTTCAAAGCGAAGACGGTCTCCAAGACTCGTAAGTGTTGCCACGTTACCTCCGTAAATTTCTCGTCATATCATCCCGCATTATTTCAAAATTAAAAGGTCCAACCCCCATCTGGGAGGAGGGCGGGAACCAGATGAGGGTCGGACTACTGTAGACGTGTTAACTTTTTAGTTAGGACGCCAAATGTATCCAAGTTGTTCTAGATATGCTGCAAGACCTGATGGAACACGGTACTTAACACCTGCTTTAAAAGTGTAAGAGTTTCCGACTCCATAAGTCATTTCTTCGATGTCTGTAATTGTGCGAATGATTACTGAATCATTTGCAACTGTAACTCCAACATCTTCAATATCATCTAGTACAAGTGGAGTCTCTGGATTCTTCGGGTCGAAGATATCGTTCTCAAGACTCTCTGCCTCAATCTGCGCAGCAATAGAGATTTCATCTTTACGCTTACGAAGCGCTTCTTGATTTGCTTTTGCTGCTTTTTCTGCTGCTAGACCAGTTGCATCTAGCGGACTTGTTGGTTTATTTGCCACGGTGTATTTCTCCTAAAATAGTTTGTTTAATTGTGATGATTGGGGGCCCAGGAAGGAGTAGGGCCCCCAAACATCGGTGTCTTAGTTTGTGTAAACCTTGACGATAGCCTGGTCGGTGATAACACCGAGACCCCAGATTGCATACCATGCAAGAGCGTGCTCACGACCGAAGTCAAGAACGCCACCATCACGAAGTTCAACTGGGAGAGAGATTGCGTGACCAAATGCATTGTCACCAATCATGATTGATTCGTAAACTTCAGCAGCATTACCTGATGCTGATGTTAAGTAACCTGCTTCTGCTGTGTAATCAGCAGATATTGGGTTTCCACCGCTACCTGGAGCAGTGTTAGACTTTACAGGTACAACACCTTGGTCTGCTGGAATACCAACAAGAGTTGAAGTTGTATATGCTGCTGAAGCAGCCAACTTCTTAACCTGTGTTGTTTCGATGAATACTACGTCGTAAAGACGACCGATTTCACCTAGCATGAAGTTACCTGGAGCAGCGTACTTAGTTACTTCGATAAACTCTGGGTTTGAACGAAGGTCTCTTGATTGCTTTGGGTGTACGAACTGTACGTAAGTCTCACCTAAGCGAGGAATGTTCTTACCAGCAAGGGTAAGAGCAGCATCCTTGATTGCACCTGTTGTTAACTTGTGGTTACCATCAAGTGAAGCGATTGAAGTTCCGACTGAACCTTCATCGTAGTTAGTAAATGCGCCGCCTGTGATGCCTGTACGGTCGTAACCGAAGACAGCAGAAGTTGCAGCAGAAAGTGTGTTGCGTGCCTGTACGTCTAGGTACTGTGCCATGTGGCGACCAAGAAGACGTGAAGCAGATGCCATAACATCATCGAATGATGCGTTAAGGAGTAGTTCAGAAACTGCTACTGCGTAGCCGTGTTCTGCAACTGTAATAGCAATCTGCTCTGCAGTAAGAGCGTTCGTTGTCATACGAACACCTTCTGTTAGAGGAGATGGGTCTACAGCAAAGTTCTTGTAACGAAGAAAGTTCACACGAAGACCAGGTGCTACACCTAGTTCAGTCTTCTTAACTGCGAATTGTTCGAAACGAAGGATTGGCATTGCTTGGAACAAGATTTCCTTGCTCCAGATTGTTTGAATTGCTTGGTTCAAAGATGAGTTTGAACCTGAGTAAGCGGTAGGCGCTCCTGCGAGTTGCCCTGTACCTGTAATTGCACTTGCCATTGAGGTCAAGTCCTTTCATTAGTTGTTTGGGGGGGATTAACTAAACAGTCCCTGACCACGGTTGCTGGCTGCAGTGCCAAGTAATTTGGCTCTTTGTTTCGAGTATTCTGCCAATGACATATCCCTGATTGACTCAGGTGAGTACGATTGTTGTTCCGAATTGTTATCGAGGGGTCCTGATGCTGGAGCCGTTACACGTGCTCCAACCATTGATTGCTTTGCATTAGCAGTTGCCTGCTGAACATCTTGCATAATTCCTGCAGACTTGTCCTTGAGCGTTGCAATGCTTTGCTCAATTTCTTCTTGCGTATTACCATTAACAAGGTCAATGAGTTGAGGGACGATAGTGTCACGCTCTTGCTCAATACGTTGTGAACGGTAAGACATCAAATCTTGGAACTGACGTTCTCTGTCAAGGAGGGCAAAAGCCTTTTCTCTCTCAAGACGTTCAGCATCTAATTGAGACTGAAATTCTTGCTCCTTCTTAGAAAGGAGTTCCTTGAAAGTTAGTTCTTGTTCTTCTTCTTGCTTCTTCTTTGCAGCACGTTCAGCATTTTTAGCATTACGCTCTGCTTCACGTTGCTCTTCTTTAGAGGCAAGGTCTTCTGCAAGTGCTTTAGCCTTTGCTAGTTCTTCTTGCATTTTTTCCATTTGAGGATACAACTTCTGCTTCTCCTGTGCACGAGCCTTTGCTAGGTCATCGGCAGTAAAAGACTGCATGGTTGGTTCACTCGTTTCTGAAACCTCAGCAACTGCTGGAGTCTCTATTACTTGATTTTCATCCATTATGTTCACTTATCTTTCTTATGTCGTTGTCCGAATGCCTTGCGGCGTGCCACTTGGTTTTAATGAGATAATTGCATTACATTTTAACGCATTTGTCTCATTATATTCTGATAATTATCAGAAATCTTTATTCTTTGTCTACTGCTCTCCTTTGTGGAATTTTAGTTCCATAAGCATCAGTGACAAGTTTGTTTCGTATTTCTGCTTCAGCCATCTTTTCCATGCCTGCCATTTCTTGGTTTGCAGGGTTTTCCATGTTGTCCTTAGTTTCTGGACCAGACATGCCGTCTCCTAGAACATCTCCGTCACCCATAGGTGTTGGTTCCATTGGCATTGCAGAGTTTCCATCAGGTCCTGGCATCATGCCAGTCATATCCATAATGGCCTTTTGAATTTGAATTTTTACAAGTTGAAGAGCACCGTCTGCTTGTGCATCAGACATAAGTTCATCACGAATCTCGTTTAATTTCTCTTCTGGGAATTCTTCGCCAAGTTGACGCAATGCGCCTTCTTTAGACTCAAGACCCATTCCAAGTTTAGTTTGAATTTCATTTAAAACAATTAACTTGTCTAGAGGAAGTGGTTGAGGGAACTGTGCATAGTTTTGGTATGAAATAGGGTCATTAGGGTCAAGTTGTGGATACTGACCTTCTTTAATAGGACCATCTACTTCTGGGTTGTAAAGCATTGTTTCTGGTTCTTTAAAGAACAGTGTACGAAGAGCAAGTTCGTTAATTTTTTCTAAGCCCTTGCCGTACTGCGAAGTTTTTTGTGCCCAACGGTTCATCAATGGCTGGTACTGAATAGAAAGTGCAACGCCAGATGTATTGGAGATAGGTTGAACTTGACCCAGTGCGGTTTCTGGGATGTTCATAATTTCGTGCATAGAACGCTTCAAGAGTTCAAGGTATGAAAGCGCACCTTGAATTCCTGCAGCACCTCCCTCAAGGTTGAAGACTTGAGCATCTTTTGGAAGACCGCCCCAAACCTTCTTAGCACCCTTTTCAAGATTAGAGGCTTTTGCACCAACAATAACTGTCACAGGGGAAGCGTGATAGTTAATGATGTCTGCAATGTCAGTTGATATTTCATTGTAGGAACGGTTTAGTGTGATGATGTCGTGTGCGTCTGCGAGACCCCACGGTGAACCTGAAACAGGAACATTAGGTATGTGCACCACTGGAATAAGACCAAGTGGATTTGGACGAGAGTCAATCAATTCATCATTGATGTACTCTTCGATTGTGTCGTCAGTAAGAATTTCAGTATAAGTAAATACTTGGCGTGTACCTTCTAGGGATG